TTCAAACTTTCAAGTGCGTTTTCACCTTGGTATTCTGAATCCTCACCAAATCTTTTAATCTTTGATGCGGCTACAATTACCTCTGCACACTCTTCCATCAGAATAGTTAGAAGTTCTTCTTTTCTAGTCATCATATAGTCCTTCAACCTTTTCCAAAGATACTGACATATTGAAACTAATAATTGTCTTCATTTCATCGCTTTGATTTTTTGCACTTCTGTGCAAGACCAGTGAAGGAAATATCACGACATCACCTTCTTTTACATCAATTGTCTCTATCTCATGTAATGAGTCTGGATTTCTTATCTGAAGTTTTGGCGCATCCTCAGGCAGGTCGAGATAGTAAACTCCAGTAAAGGAGCAGTTCAGATGAGTATGCCATCCATGCTCACTTCCCTTTTTATATTGCTGAAACCAGTAGTCATGAATTTTGAAAAAGGTATAGCCCCAATCATTGTAAATTTCTTTTAGGTGATTAAACATATGCTTATCAATCATGTGAAAATATGGCTTAGTTAAATCACCAGCCCTTGCATAGTCACACCTATCAATATCAGTGTAACAATCTGGATAAACATATTCTTCAGCCCACGAATTAGAGATAGCATCCAGCAGTCTTTCCTTATACTCAGTATGGTGAGCAAATTGTTTTATAGACATAGGGCATTTAATATATCGTGTCATTTGTCTTTCTCTAACTTATCAACATAAAGTGTTCTAGGACATTGATATTGATTGTCCGTATACACTACTTCATTTTTCCTTTTATCTTGACATTTGTATTCGCAAACTCTGTCATTATTATCAGTGTTCTTGTCAATGTCTTGTGAAACGAGTTTGCATATTACCATACCAGCATATGCAAGTTCTATCATACCTTTAACCCACTAAAGTCCTTTCTTCCCATTGTTTTGGTAGCCCATTTCATCATCTGCTCCTCGTTATCTCTTTTTCCAAACTCAGAGTTATCCATCACAGGGCCATCTAGCACATCTTGTTGTGCTTCTTGTTCTACATCATACAAACGCATCTTCGCTCTATCTACACCAACAACAAACCTCTTATACAAGGTAGGGTCATTATAACGATTCTTCAACTGCTTGACCATAATCTGATTCAATTCTTCAAGTTCTTCAGTAGAGATAAGAGCAAACATGAAGTCAGCAGTAGCAGGCAAACCAAATGATTCTGAAGTATCTTCCAGTCCAATATCTGAACTGGTATAACCACTTCTCGTTGTCTGTGTTGCAGAGACAATCGGAACTACTCTTTCTACTGCAAGTCCTCTCAATTCTTCTGCAATCGCTTTTATGAGGGTATATGAGTTGACATTAGAGCCAGACTTGATACGAGATGACATACAAATATTTAGATAATCAACATAGATAATGTCTGGAATAAATGAGCGTTTTAGTCTTAGTTCATTCAATAGATGTCGAAAGTGTCCAGTGTGTGCGGATGCAGTTGGATATTCTTTGACAATCAGTTTACCAGATGTCTTACCCTTTACTCTTGTAATCTTCTTATCATACATATCTTTTGGAAGTGATGCTAAATCATCCAGTGTCACATTCAACAGATTCGCATCAATTCGTTCTGCAATCTTTTCTTCTGCCATCTCCATAGTAATATAGAGAACATTCTTACCGTCTAGTAGATTAGCAGAAGCCATATGACACATCGCAAGCGATTTACCGACTCCTGTTCCAGCAAGGATAATGTTTAGTGATTTTTTGGGAAGACCACCTTTAGTAATCTTATTAAGGTAGTCGATATCGAATGGAATACGCTCTTCAATACGATGATAAAAATCCCACCTATCATCAGCGTCATCCAAAAAGTCGTGACCGATGCTAGGGTCAAAAGACACAGAAAGAGCATCGGATAGTAACTCAGGGATTGCGCCCTTTTCCTCTTTTGAGTTTCCTTCAATAATTGATATCGAGTCCATGATTGCATTGTAGATAGCCTTCTCTTGACAGAACTTCTCAGTCTTTTCAATCAGCCATTCTTTATCGACTTCTTCTTCTATTGTTAGATTACCAATGACAGAACTACACTCAGAAAAGTCTTCATCTGATATCTTACCATTATTATCAAGTTCGATTATTAACGCTTCTCTAGTGGGTAGAGCATTGTATTGAGAGATATACTTATCAATTTCTTGATAAATGGTTTTCTCATGTCTCTCTTGAAAATAATCAGGCTTGAGGTATGGTAGTGTGCGTCTTGCATAACCTTCATCATTCAGAAGGTGTTTCAGCACCATCAGTTCTATCCGCATCAACAAAGTTCCTTAATAGTTCGTTTAATATTTCACCGATTGTATCAATAAATGGCTCTTCTGTCAAGTCTAAACCTTGCTCATTCTTGATAGTAATGAAGTTAAAGTGCATCCTCACATCGTCTTCAGATTTCTCTTCCATCCGAATGTTGTCATATTGGAACATGACCCCAGCGTAGTCACCTTCCAATATTTCAATGCACATCAAGTCCTTATGAAACGCTTCCTTATTTTCAACGACATTAAACTTCGGCAAGTTCATTTTCTTCCTCTACTACTTCATCTTCATCATCACGACCATACATAAACTCTTTGTTTGCCGCTTGTTCTAGTTGAGCCATAATCTCATCAGTGAAATACTCTTCTGGATTCTCGTTGATTGCTTTACCAAATACTTTGCGACCATCTGGTAGTTCGTAACGAGTTGATACCTTTTTGATGATATCATACTTTTCAGCAAGTTCTAACAAGCCATAGTATCTGTCTAGACCTGTATCATAGGACAGTTTCACTTCCACTTTCTTATTCTCTTTAGTAAAGCGAGACTTGTGCATAGTGACCTTGATGATATTACCAACAACATCAGTACCGTCTTTGTCCTTCTTCTTACCAAGCATAGCAATGGATGAAGCGGCATACTTCAAGCCTGACCCACCAGAGATTTCTTTGGTAGGTATGTAAGCACCAACCACATCATAGACATGATTAGTTACAAGCAGAGGCACATTCGCTTTTGCAAGTTTCAGAGATAGAACACGAAAAGTACCACGCAACAGTTGTGCTTTTGTCATGTCTCTTGCTTGCTTACCAGAAGCAGTATCTTCCAGTTCTTTTACAGATGATAACATACCAAGTGAATCAAGCACCATCATCATAGGTGGTTGTTCACTGCTATCATTGTATGAGTCTAGCATACGAACAGCATTGGTACGAAACTCTTCAATAGACTGAGGTTCACTGATAACTACACGGTCAACATCAATACCTCTTGTGGTCATCATATTCTTAGTGACAGCGGCTTCTGTATCAAAGTAGATAACACCACCATCAGGATTATCATCAAGAAACTGTTTGATAACACCTAGAACGAAAAAGGTCTTCCCAGTTGCACTTTCACCAGCGAATGCTACAATCTTATTATTAGGCACACCACCATACAGACTACCAGACATAGCCGCATTGAGAATGTATGAACCTGTATCAATAGTGCCAGAAAACTCTGAACTATTCTCACCACTGCTGGCTACATGAGTGTTATCAATACCAGCGATTACATTATTAAGGAAACTCATCCGTTATATACTCCATCAAGTTTATCACTAAATTCTTCAATCTTCGCCATGCGTGTAGCACCTGGCCAATAGATATAATCCTTATCAGGATTTGCGGCTAGGTTGTTTAGCAATGGTTTAATCATGTTGTAGAGAGTATCGCATTTTTCTTGCACTTTGTCAAGCCCTTCCGTGGTCGATGCGACAGTTTCTTTTGCTTGCTGAACGACAGCAAGTTCTTCTTCTGTGACGGCTGTGAAACCGAAATCGAAATCAGACATTTTTTATTCCTTCCTTATTTCCAGAAATCTTCTAGCGTCATCACTTTCTCAGTCTTCCATCCAATGACATCAAGGATAACCTTCAAAGGCTCAGTGAACGCTTTAGCGAACTGTAGTTCATAGTCGATGAACTTTTCAAGTCCAAACTCAGGTGGGAGATTGTTGATGATTGAGATGACATTCTGTCCAGTGCCATTCGGCTCTTTGAGATAACAGAACTTAATCTTCTCGCCATCTTTGATAGTCGGATACTTCTTCTCCAGTCCGTTCTGACGAATGAGATGATTGTATAGCAGTCCACCTCTTACATGGATAGGTGTTCCTTTTGCTAGAACGAGGTTGTCTTTATCCCTACTATCATATTTATTCAAATCAGACAGTGTGCGAGGGAAAGCAATGTCCTCAAACGGTAGAGACTTGAACTGCTCTTTGAAGTCGGCGATGAACTTCTGAACAGTCTCTTCATCCTTGTTCAGAGTAATCTCAATCGCTTCCTTCAGAGCGTCACGACAAGACGCAGGCGTTGAAGACTTGACAGTTTCGATACCCATCATCTTTAGTTTAGGTGTGGAGAAACGAACACCCTCACTATCGTGAACATTCAGCATATATCGCTTCTTAGCAGTCCATATACCCTTGTCAGCAATCACCTCACGCTTCATGAACATCTTCTGTTCATAAGCATTCATAGTTTTAGCAAGGTCCTCGTAAGCACTATCAATAAACGGTTCAATCTTTTCTGTCGCCACTCTGTCAAGGAAAGATACCACTCGTTCGGCTGATACCTCACTTTGACTTTTCTCCAATCCCTCTCCTTTTTCAAACACCTTATCAACAAGTTTGTCAAAAGTAATGTATACTGAATCCGTATCGGAAGCAATGACATAATCTTCTCCATCAGTTTCTAGCAGTTTGTTTAGGTATTCGTTCAAGCGTTTCTCAATCCACCGAATAGACAACTGACCAGACAGTGTGATAGATTCCGCTTGTCGTACATCAAAGAACCGAAAGTATTGATTACCAAGCGCACCATAAGCAGAGTTCAACTGAACCTTCTTGGCCATTTGCAAGTTCTTATACTTGGATATCTTCTTCACTAGTTCATTCGATTTAGATTTCTGAAGTTCTTTCTCCGCTTCAATCATCTGTTTCTTATAGAGAGAACGCTCATCATACATTGTCTGCATCATCTCAGGAAGGAAGCCTTGGAAGGTTCGGTTATAATAGTGTCCATTTGCAGTCAACACCATGTCTTTTGGAC